CTGCATGCGCTCCTGCTCGTCCGCGTAGATCTTTTCCTCTTCGAGCATTTGCTTGACTTCGTCTTGGTAATCCAAGCCAACGCTCTTGAGACCAGTGCGTTTGCTGATCTGCTGGCCCTGCATAAGCTGCAGCTTGGCCATCTGACGGTTGAGATCGTCGGCGTGCGTGACTCTTACGAGCCGGGCGCTTACAGGATCCCACGACATAATCTTCGATACTTGCCCAACCAGCTCGTTCAAAAAGATATTTAAATTGTGCGGTAAGTGGCTCCAATTTGCCTCAAATAAGCGAAGCGCAGCTGGCGCAGACTGGAACGACAGCGAACCGTTAAATAGCTCAACTGGCATGCCGATGCATTTAAGCAACGTTTCAAGGCCCTGCTCAATTAAGTCGCGCGGCGCTAATTGAGACGCGTCGCCGCCAAGGGCCTGATAGTTCACAGGAAACGGCAGCACGTTCCAGCGTGCCGGGTCAGTGCGCCGCGCGCGAATCATCGAATTAACGCGGGCTGTGAAGCTCGACAGATTAATCGTGTGGACAGGGTCTGCTGATTGGCCGTCACCACCGCGAGGCTGCGGCGTGATGACGCGGAACGGAATGATGTAGTCAAGCGCGATAGCTTCGTTGTAGCGCTGCAGAATCTGGTAATACCAAGCTTGGCGAAAATTAACGAGTATGCGCGAAATACCCCAACCGCGATTGCGCATGCCGGCCAGCGGATCTTCAGACAAGTGGAAGACCACGCCTTTATCAAACATTAGATTCTGGCCGTTCTTGACGGCCTGAATAATCTCCCAGCTTGCGCGTTCAATGTGGTGCAGGTGACCAGCTTTAATCAGATTGCGGTAGTCTTCTGGGATTTTCCACACATAGCTGCATTCGCCGGTATACGGATCCCATAAGATATCTATTTCGTGCGGGCTCCAGCGTTTAACTGTTATATGCCCTGTATCTCCGCTGCGCCGGTCTATGTGTTTCCAAGGACCGACATATTTGCAGTTCGGGCACGTGGCATGAAATTCAAAGTTCTGCCACGAAAAAGCACACGATTTTGAGTTATGCACACGGTCCAGCGGCATCTCAAGGCCGCATTTTTTACACGACAGATAGCGCCGGAAAGGAACAAGGACGCTCGTGAAGGAGTTACCGTAAGTCATGTAATCCATGGCTACGGAATGCAGTACGTTCTTTATGCTCAACGTCTCTTCAAGAAACGTCTGATATTTTTCTTTCTCTTCGCGACCTGTTTTATTTTCACCGACGTCGCTAACTTCTACGTCTGTAATAAAGTAAGACACAACGCGATCAACGGCCTGCCGATAAGGGCCGTTCGCGTTCATGATGTATTCCGTCCAACGAAGCGCAGACTGGATGCTTTCAGGCATCGACAGGCTGGCTATGTCACAAAACGGATCTGGGAACCGCTCGTCGGCCTGCGTGCCGCGACCGAGAGAGTTGTAGCCCATTGAAGCTGAGGGTTGTAGCGACACAGGAGCCTCGTTTATTTACTGGCTGCTTCGGCCGCGCGCTTGCGTAAGTCGTCATCCAGCTGCTGGATTGTAGCGCGCTTTTCCTGACTTTTTGATACCGGCTCGTCCTGCTCAACTGGCGGAGTTAGGCCGGCTTTAATGACACCACGTTTTTCCATTTTTATTCCTCGTCGTAATTCGCCCGAAGGGCCCGCTCAACGAGTAAAATGCAATACTCGCGGTTATCATAAACATACTGAAATCCCGTCGTATGAACAAGGTATAAACGCCGATCATCGCTAATCTTGGCTGCCCACGGGCGTTGATACGGATCGTTTGATGGCGGAAACCAGCGTGCGGCATTTTGCTCAAAACGCAAATCGTAGATTAATACAATAAACCCGCTCTCTTCCGTGCTGTCGGTTTCCTTGCGGGAAATAGACACTATTACGTCATGAAAAAATGCGGGAACTGTCCCAATACCCTCTTTCTCGAAGTAAACTAATTTCTGCGGTGGGCCGGCTTTGTGCGCCGGATTTATAGCGGGCGTTTGAATCTGCATAGCTTGCTTTTTAAGACCAAAAGCGGCCATAGGGCTGTAGCCGCGGTCAATCTGCTCAATCGGCGGTAGACGCGGTTGTGGGGCCGCAGCGAGCAGCTCAGACTCTGTTTCCAGCTCGGCCACAACATGCTGCTCAAACTCATCGTCTGTTCTTGGCGCAACTACTTGGCGCGGGCGGGGCGATGAGGTTTGTTTAACTGGAACACGCTGCACGCTTGATTTCTCCAGTTTCGCCAATTCTTCGAATACCATTGCGGCCCGCTCCCTAATTGAATTGATATCATTACCGTGTATTTGCTCTTTGGCGTGCGCCATTGCCTGCTCTACGGACTCTCGGCTTACGCTGTCTAGTCGCAGACCGCCCACGTTTGAGCCGTTTGGGTCGATCACATTGATTTGAATTTTGCTGCGGTCGTGCGGGTCAAAATTGATCGGTACGCCGCCGGGTGTTGACGGCGCAACAACGACACCACGCAAACCCTTAACACCGCCGCGCATAAGCTCGGACATAGAGCGGCCATTTTCGAGCCGCGTTGTTGAGGGATCTCCGTAACCGTCCATAAAAGCTCCAATAGCTAAAAAAAGGGGGGAGTAGTTGGGCCCTACTGCCCCCCGAAAGATTCTGGCGTCAAATCGTCACACACTTCGTATAGCTGTTCTTTCGGAATTCGAAAATACAGCCGACCAAGTGGGACGCCGCCGCCACATACCAGCTTGACATGCCCAGCCGTCGGCAATACTTCTGCGAGTATTTTGCCGGAGATTAACTGCGCTACTACCAAACCGCTATCACCGTCTTCTGGAAAAAACGGCAATGTACGTGGTACCGCGTCTATGTCTAATAGCCACGATAACGCAACGTTGTTTTGCGGTTTGATAAAATAGCGCATGTCACACTACTTCAACAGTAGTTTCCTCGACAGGTGCTGTATTAAACCTGTAAGCGGGCTGCCAGTCGATTGGCGCTAGTAGGTCACCGGCATACGGACGCGGCATGTTCTGCCACGCCGCGATGTCGTTAACCTGAATAGTGCTGAGCCTGTGCATTACCAAAGGTTTACTCGGATCTGCCAAAGCTGTAAATAGCTCCTGATCCGTAGCCTCCCGCTGCGCGCGCTTAGAAGCCTGATACCGCAAAATAGACGCCGCGGTATCCGGCATATCGTTGACAGCCGTTTTAACATCCACCGCCACCCGAAGCGGAGCGTCAGTGTCAAGAATGGCATCGGCCACCTCTGACTCTGAGATTTCGATATCGGGCATTGTTGAACGAATCTCGGCTGCAATCTCATCGACGACAGTTTGCGACGTATGGTTATCGATTTCTACAATTCCACGCCGGCTTAGAATTTTGCCGGCGGGATTTGGGAAAGAAATAACTAAATTGTCTACGCCCACAAAAGGGTTTCGATCTAGGGCACCAAGTACCGGAGAAAAATCCTCCAGCGCACGATCACGACGAACTGCATCAGCCACGTCTTCTGGATCGGCAATAACAGCAGCCACTAAAGTAGTGTCGCCATTTGGCCGTACAAGCTCGTCGTATAGACGACTGCACTGCATTTCCAGAAGAGACTCTGGCGCGGTCCGAAGAGCCAGTGCCGTTAACCGATCACGGTCGACGACTTCTCTGCCCGTATAAAACGGAACCCAAACTTGCGGCCACCTTGCCGTAGACAACTTTGGAGCTTCGCCGCGCCTGTCGGCGTAGCCAAAGTCAGAAATTACGTGCAGCATATCGCAGGCACGCTTAGCATTTAAACGATGCTTTAGCCTGTTGAGATTCATTTGCGACTTTTTCCCGCGAGGCGAAATTGGCGCTCTAAAATCCCACTTGCCTAATGTTTCAAAAACAGGGGTACCACCTTGCGGTTTTACAATCGCAACTGATAACGTCAAACCACCATACTGAGTAACCTCAAGAACTAACGCGGTTGGGCGAACAACGTCACCAAACCGACGCAACTTCTCGTCGAACGTCCGGTCTTCTCCGGCCAGCCAGCTCACGGCTACGAGTCCTTCGCACCGTGCGCTAACGCGATCGAAAGCCTGCACGCCTACAGCCTGCATCCTTACGATTTCGTTTCCGTTCATTTTCTGCTCCTTCATACAAGGTTATACCGTTGTCCCTACTTGGACGTCGGTTGAAATTCTTCGAAGAAAACAAAGTCCATTCCCGCGGCGTTACGATAATCTCTTCGCAGGCGCCGTTGACGTCTTTGTCAAAAAATTGCACGAGTATCCGACTAATGTCGAGGGTCTCCTGTCTACGGACAGGGCGCCCCCTAAAACAAATTACGTCGCGCAAGCATAGAACCCCCGGGCAGCGATACTGCTACCGTATTTAAACTGAGCCCGTGGCAAACAGAAGAACACGGGACACAATAAATATGCCCGCATATGCCAAAAAATTTAGCTCAGCTATCAGGGTCTGGCAGAATGCCATCAAAAACGTTTATTACGTTTTCGTCGTCGTCGGAGAAGAATTCGTTAGTGGGTGTAGACGACTTGTTTACTGTCGGCGATTTAATCTCTGGCGGATTTTCTAGGTGCGCCGGATCAACGCCGAGATACCCAGTTTCATCAGGTTCAAAGTTCTCTTTTGGAATATCAAAAAGCGGCACAGGGCCGTCTGCCGTAAGTAGGTGTCTGAACGGCGGTTTTGATATATGAAACCGCGTACCGGCAAAACTGAAAACAGAAACGTCGCGGTCTATGAGCGCTTTGAGTCTTTCTACCAAATCCGGCAGCGTCTCAAACTCTTCCGCGGCGAGCGTGCCGTCGATATGCAAAACAACCGCATAGTATTTAACTGGCGGAGACACAGTTTCATTGTTATCAGTATCGCTCATTATTTATCTCGCATACTCAACGGGTCTTCGCCGGTGAAACCACCAAGCAATCCGGCCTCACGAATTGATTTCGGTATTGCGTTGTACGCCTTCATGCTAACAGACCGCACGATACCCGGACCCTTTAAACGCTGCTCAACATACACGACAGCCACGTTAGACATAACGCCAAATACAGTTATATCCAGTACCTGCCCTG